TCCTAACGGAAGAACCGACGGACGTGATGAAGAGCAAAAACTCTTTGTTGCGTCCTTTTCTTTTTTGGGATTGGAGGAGAGGTACATGAAGTTAAAACGCCCAGAATGGCACTGTAAGGGATGCGTATGGCTGACGAGGGATAATCTATGCCCGTTTATTAGATGCGTTCGGTGGCATGGGTTTAAAGCGGAGTGGGAGGCGAAGAAGGATGAACAAGAAGCACAAAAAGAACATTGATAGTAATGCAATTTTAAATCCAAGAATGCCATGGTGGAATGAAACGATTTACGGCACAGAATTATTGGGAATGAGGTTGCTTCGGAAAAAATCTATTAAGGAGATGGCAAAAGTTACTGGAGAAGATCCGGGCTTTTTAGCATCCCTAGAAAAAGATAAAAACTTTCCCGTTCCACCTCCGATAGCCGGAGCATACATGATTTATTTGTCATGTGGTATGCATCACGTTTATCAATTTAGGAATATTGTTGACGGGAAAACCAATAAATTTCAGGAAGGCAGAACGATAAGTTCTAAGTTGAAGAAGGAAGTTTATGAGAAGTGCAATTATAAATGCGCGAAATGTGGGTCAAAAGAAAATTTGCATATCCATCATATCAAGGAATTTGCAAAAGGCGGATTAAACGAACTGAATAACTTAATTCTTCTATGCGTTTCATGTCACGCTGATATTCATAAAGAAAATAAAGCTTATAATCTCTTGAAAAAGGCAGCTGATAAAACCAATGACCACAGCAATTAATCTCAGACCAGCAGTCTTTAAACACGTTGAAGCAGAACTCTACGCCTATCATGAAACCAAAAAAGAAATCATCCGTTTGAGGGAGCAGATTCTCCATGGCACGACAACAGATGATGAGAATGTCGGTGGAGGAAGAGCAAATATTCCGGGTAGACCCACAGAGAGAATCGCAACACGACTTTTGGCAAACAAGCGTTTGCGGAATCTTGAAGAGATTGTCGAGGCAATCGAGAGCGTTCTATATCAATTAGATGATGTTCAAGTGAAGCTTATTCAACTGAGATATTTTTCAAAGAAAAAAAGCTGGGAAGCAATCGCCGATGAATGCCATATTCATGTTCAGACCGCTTATAAATACAGAAGATTGATCGTCCGCGCGATTGCGGAAAAACTTGGTTGGATATGAATCATATAGTAATCGTATAGTTTTGGGGTCTAATTTTAGTTTACAATAGTATCATGGGAGGTAGGTCGGAGCGGAAAACACCAACCTGCTATTCCGAAAAGCCAGTATAATATGTCGAACCTGCTGCTTGACGAAAGCGCCTGCTTGGATCCGACGGGCGCTTTTCTTTTTAGGGCGCTGCTCCAGAGATAAAAAAGGTGATGTATGATGCCTAAAAAACCTATGCGTCTTTGTAGTAAGCTTGGATGCAACAATCTAACAACTGAAAGATACTGTGAACAACATAAACACCACTATGATATCTACCGTCGAACGGCTGCTGATCGCGGCTATAATGCACGGTGGAGAAAGGCCAGGAAGTCTTATCTCATGCGACATCCACAATGTGTAGCATGTGGCCATGTGGCTGAGGTCGTCGACCACATAGTGCCGCATAAAGGCAATCAACAATTATTCTGGGATACCACCAATTGGCAGAGCCTATGTCATCGATGCCATAATGCAAAGACTGCGAGAGAGGATATGGGAACGTGGTGATATAGGGGGCATGGGGGGTAAAATCTCTGGAAACCCTTGCTACGGTACCGCGCCGGCCCTTCGCGTGAATTTTTTTCGCAAAATGAAAACCAGGAGGTGAGGCTTCATGGCGGGCAGACCAAGTAAGCCTGTCCAATTAATTAAACTTGAAGGCAATAAAGACCACCGGACTAAAAAAGAATTGGATTTTCGTGAAAAAGCTGAGAAGGCACTTTACACGGGAACTAAATTTAAAGAGTCGCCCGCCGTAAAGTCTGATCCAGTTGCACATAAAGAATTTTTGAGACTCAAAAAATTGTACAAGGATATAGAATACATCGATGGATTAGATGAGCAGATCATCAATCGATATTGCTTGTTGGTGAGCCAAGAGCATCAACTCAATGAAATGATTCGAAATGCCGAAAGTAACGAAGAAAAAATCGGCTTGTTTCAGGAAGTCAACAAAACGCGAGTGATGCTTCTTAAACTTGAGGATCGACTCTTTTTAAACCCGACCGCGAGAGTGAAGGCAATCCCGAAACAACCACCGGACGAGAAAAAGGAATCGCCGATGGCAGAATTCCTAAAGCGGCGTGGTGTGAATGGCTAGGATTGATAAAAACCGCGCTTTAGAACCGATCGAATTTATCCAGATGCTCAAATTGACTGATGACTTTTACGGTCATCCTTTTACTTTACTGGATTGGCAACATGACGTTTTATGGAATGTCTATGGCACCGTGAATGACCAAGGTTATCGTCAATATCGTTATGCCTACCTTGAGATACCGAAAAAAAACGGGAAGACTACGCTGATCGCTGGTCTTTCCGTTTATCATTTAGTTTGCGATGGACCACAAGGTCAGATTTATTGCTGTGCGGCTGATCGGGCGCAAGCTGGACTGGTTTATAAAGCGGCTGTGGCGATGATTGAGCAGGATGAAGAACTCAGCAAAATCTTAAAAATAACAGATAGCCGGAAAGAAATACTGAATACTATCACCGGCACTATTCTTAAAGTCCTTTCGGCTGAAGCATACACCAAGCATGGCATTAACCCGACGGTCGTCATTTTCGATGAACTACATGCTCAGCCTAGTCGAGATTTATGGGATGTCATGACATTCGGTGCCGGCGCTGCTCGGAAGGAACCGTTATGGTGGGTGATCACCACTGCCGGTGACGATCCGGACCGGACGTCTATTGGTTGGGAAATCCATGAGTTGGCGACAAAAATCCGTGATGGTGAGCTCAACGACCCGACATGGTATGTAAAAATCTATGGTGCAGATGAAGATGATGACATTTTTGATGAAGCGGTTTGGTACAAGTCCAATCCATCGCTCGGGCATTCGATAAGCATCGAAACCCTGCGACAAGAAGCATTACAAGCCAGGAATAGTGAAGCATCCGAACGCCTCTTCCGTTGGTTGCGTCTGAACCAATGGGTTTCTTTGAAACGCATTGGTTGGCAACCATTGACACTTTGGGATCAGACCAATGGGAAATGGGATCTATCCGAATTGGTTGGCAAACGCTGCTATGCCGGTTTGGACTTGTCTAGCACAACCGACATCACTGGTGTTTGTTATCTGTTCCCTCCACAGGAAGATATTCCGGATTGGCGGGCAATATTTGATGCTTGGATTCCCGAAGATAACATGAAAGAACGTGTAAAACGTGACCATGTACCCTATGACCGCTGGGTGAACCAGAAATACTTACATGCTACCCCGGGTGACGTGGTCGATTATGAATTCGTCGAAGCCCAAATTATTGCAGCAAGTAAAAAATACAACCTTGTAACACTTGGAACCGACCCGTGGAATAGCCGGATGTTGACACAGCGTCTCATGCGAGAAGGAATCAATGTCATTGAAGTCGCTCAGAACATGGGCCAGATGAGCCCCGCAATGAAAATGATTGAGCGCTTGATGAAGTCACATCAACTGACACATGAAGTGAACCCATTAGCACGATGGTGCTTTGGTAACGTGGTTGTCGCGGTGGACGGCAATGAAAACATCAAGCCGATGAAAAACAAGTCAAAAGAGCGCATCGACGTCATTGTGGCGATGATTAACGCCATGGCCACAGCCATCGCTCTTGGCGAGAAAATATCGGTTTACGAAGAACGCGGTGTTCGTGCGCTTTAAGGAGGTGATGAAACATCAAAATCAAAGACCGTATCGGCAGATGGCTATTAAAAAATACGACGCTCGCAAATCCAGAACGTTGGTTGATCGATGCACTAGGCGGAGCTAAAACCGACGCAGGTATCATTGTGAATGAATCCACAGCGATGACATATACAGCCGTTTATGCTTGCGTTCGAATTCTAGCAGAGACCATTGCCTCTTTGCCCTTGCTCGTCTATGAACGGATGCCGCGAGGAAAACAGCGGGCACCGACGCATCCGCTCTATCCATTACTCCACGATGCGCCGAACGATGAGATGACATCGTTCACTTTTCGAGAGACGATGATGTCACATCTATTGCTCTGGGGTAACGCCTATGCGGAAATCGAGTGGGACAATGGCGGACGGCCTCGGGCATTGTGGCCACTGTTGCCCGATCGCACCTTTCCAAGACGAAATCAAGAAACTCTAAATTTGGAATATGTCACAACATTGACAGATGGGTCACAAGTTGTATTACCTAAAGAAAAAGTCCTTCATATTCCTGGCCTTGGATTTGACGGCCTTGTGGGTTATTCCCCCATCCATATGGCACGTCAAGCGATCGGATTAGGTATGGCGACAGAGAAGTTCGGATCGCTCTTCTTTGGGCAAGGCACCAATCTTGGTGGTATCGCTGAACATCCGAATGCATTATCTGACAAAGCTTATGAACGGCTGGAAAAAAGTCTGAATGAAACTTATTCCGGCTTAGGCCGTAGCCACCGGATCCTTCTCCTCGAAGAAGGCATGAAATTTCAAAAGCTAGGCATACCACCGGAAGAAGCCCAATTTCTTGAAACTAGAAAGTTTCAAACAAACGAAATCGCAAGAATTTACCGGGTGCCCCCTCATCTCATTGGTGATCTCGAACGTGCGACATTCAGCAACGTTGAACAACAATCCATTGATTTTGCCGTCCATACCATTCGCCCATGGCTAGTTAGATGGGAACAAGCTATCAACTCGCGAATGCTTTTTAATTCCGATCGTTTCTTTAGCGAATTCATCATGGATGGTCTCCTTAGGGGTGACATCAAGAGCCGTTATGACGCCTATGCTGTGGGTCGCCAAAATGGATGGCTAAGCGCCAACGACATCCGAGAAATGGAGAACATGAATCCGATCGAAGGCGGAGACGTCTATCTCGTCAATGGCAATATGATCCCTGCTGATCAAGCGAAGGGGGTGAGTGAGTGAGATTTTGGAACTTCATAGAAAACGATGAAGGAGCCGAACTTAGAATCGAAGGTGAAATCATCAGCGATGATGATGCATGGCTTTATGAGTGGTTTGGTATTCCGGCATCGTCACCGAATGCTTTTAAGCAGGAGCTATCAAACTATAAAAATCAGCCCATCACCGTTTGGATTGATTCTTGGGGCGGCGATGTGTTCGCGGCTGCTGGCATCTATAATGCTTTGAAAGAGCATCGCGGAAAAGTCACTGTAAAGGTTGATGGTAAAGCTGTTTCGGCAGCATCAGTTATCGCCATGGCCGGTGATGAAGTGCTGATGTCACCGGTTGGTATCATCATGATCCATAACCCATGGTCACAAGCAGTTGGTGAAGCCAAAGATATGCGCCATGCCGCGGACGTTCTGGATGAAGTCAAGGAAACCATCATTAACGCATATCAGTCTAAAACAGGACTTAGCCGCAACAAAATATCCAAACTGATGGATGAAGAAACATGGATGAGCGCAAGAAAGGCGGTGGCCGATGGCTTTGCAGATGGGATTCTATATGCGAACCAAGAAGAACAGGAACCCATTCAGAATGCTTTCTCTTTTAGCCGGCTGGCTATCCAAAATAGCGCATCAACCGCCATGAAGCACTTCTTTGAAGAGTATCAAAAATTTCAAAAACAACAATCCGATGAGTCGTTCGATGAACGGCTTTTTAATTTGCGCCGGAAACGGCTGGATTTAATATCAAAACTTTAAAAGGAGATGGAAACCATTGAAAAAGATTCTTGACATGCGTGCTAAACGCGCGACTCTTGTAAATCAAGCCCGCGAATTGTTAGACAGGGCAGAAAATGAAAAACGTTCGCTCACGGCTGAGGAAGAACAACAATATGACCGCATTATGAATGACGTGGACAAATTGGCCAAAGAGATCGAACGCGAGGAAAAATTGAGTGGTTTGGAGAACGAACTCTCCAAAGTGGCACAACCGGCCAATCGTCCTGTTCCGGAAAAACAAGAACCGGCAGACCCACGTGCGACAAAAGCCTACCGGAATGCTTTCTGGAAGGCTTTGACGTTTGGTCAAAACGCGTTGACATCTGATGAAGTCAGCTTATTGATGGACAAAACCGTCCGCAACATGGCTATCGGCACCGATGCCAATGGTGGATATTTAGTGCCGGATGAATTTGAACGCACGCTCGTTAAAAAACTCGAGGATATGAACGTCATCCGCCGTTTGGCAACCGTCATACAAACATCATCAGGTACTCGCGAAATTCCAGTTGAAGCAGACTATGGCACCGCTACATGGTTAGGTGAGAATGCGGCATACACTGAAAGTGATGCCACTTTCGGCCAAGTAACATTAAGTGCTTATAAACTTGGCACTATCATCAAGGTTTCCGAAGAACTCTTGAACGACTCCGCGTTCAATATCGATGCCTATGTAGCAGACGCTTTTGCTCGTCGTTTCTCTCGGGCCGAAGAAGCCGCGTTCGTCAATGGCGATGGTTCTGGGAAACCGACTGGTCTTGTACAATCGGCAACAGAAGGTAAAGTCGCCGCAAACGGTCAAACCAACTCTGTCACGGATGATGACATCATTGACCTGTATCATGCCTTGAAACGTCCATATCGCTCGAATGCGACATGGTTGATGGCTGATAGCACAGCTAAGGCTGTCCGCAAGCTAAAAGACAATGATGGCCAATATATTTGGCAACCTGGTCTCCAAGCTGGACAACCCGATGTTATTCTCGGTCGGCCGGTTGAAATTTCTGACTTCGTACCAGCCATGGCTGCTAATGCTAAATCTATCATCTTCGGCGACATCAGTTACTATTGGATTGCTGATCGTGTAGGACGGACGATGCAACGTTTAGTTGAGTTATATGCCGCCAACGGTCAAGTCGGTTTCCGCATGTATCAACGTGTGGATGGAAAACTGATTCTTCCGGAAGCCGTTGTCTATTTCCAAAACTCCGCAAGCTAATAAAAGAGGGCAATATGCCCTCTTTTTCTTGCGGTTTGGGGGTGATTTTTTTGAAAGTTAAAATTTTGAAATCTATAGCATCAAACGACTTTTCCCATCAACCTGGGAAAATCATTAATGTAGATGATGATTTAGCTAAAAAATGGGTCAAAAGCGGCATCGCTGAGAAAATGGATGAACCGAAAAAGAAAAAAGGTGACAAGTAATGCTGTCATCTAATGCATTGACGGATGTCATTTCAGTAAAAAAATATTTGCAAATTGATCCATCCGACACCAGCCTGGATGAACAGTTGGAAAGTTTAATCAATGCTTGTTCGACGGCCATCGAAAATTATTGTCGGCAATCATTCGGACAGAAGGAATATACAGATGAGTATGACGGCACAGGCACTAATAGCCTATTATTGGCCAATACCAATATCAGCTCAATTATCGAGGTTTCGATTGACGGTGAAATCGTTGATCCATCCGAATATAAACTTCGGAAAAGCGGGATTTTGGTTCGATTGAAAGATGTTTGGCCAATAGGCATATTAAACGTTTTGGTGACTTATTCAGCCGGTTTTGATCAAGTCCCTGCCGATTTAGAATTGGCCTGCAAACATCTGGTGAACTTCTATTATAAAACCGACATCAGCGACTATTCCACGACGTTTGAATCCGGTGTTATCGTTCGACCGGAAGCATGGCCAGTACAAGTTAAAGCGTTGCTGGCACCATATCGAAGGACGTTGATGTGATATGGCGAACATTAGCGCAGAAGTTAAAGTCAGCATTCAGACGCAGGTCTTTCTACAAAATCTGAAAGATGTACCTAAAGAGGTCATTCGAGAAGGGTTTGAAGAAGTTGCTCCAGAGACAGAAAAGCGTGTCAAAGGAAGCATCACGACAAACGGCTTCGTGAAATCACGCGAACTCTTAAAAAGCGTCAATTCCAATGTCCAAGAAAATAGTTTAGCGGTTGGTGCTATTCCGTTCTATGCCGCGATTCTCGAACGTGGCGCGCGACCACATAAAATAAAAGCAAAGCAGAAAAGATTACTTAGTTGGACGGGCATTCAACACCCTATTAAAGAAGTCAATCATCCGGGATTTCGCGGCAAAAAGTTCCTCGAAAAGCCGATCAACGAGATGGTCAAACAAGGTGAGATCGAAAGCATTTTTTCGAAAGTTATTCAAAGAGCCTTGAAAAAGGCGGGTGGTTAGATGGATTTTACAGTCATTGAGGGAAAAATCGTTGAAAATCTAAAAAAAGTATCTGATTTAAAGTCCGTCTATGACCATGAGCCGAAGTCACTTACTACCTTGCCAGCAGCCACGCTCTTTTTTGATGGTTTTGATCAAGACGATATTGCCACACGTCAAAAACGCGTCAATTGGCGGTGGACCGTCAGAGTCTATGTACGTGTTCAGGATGCTGAACAAGCCCAATCTCAGATGAAAAAACTGGTAAAAAGCATCAGAGAAACGATGGCGATAGATCCAACACTTGGCGGTAGCTGTCTGTTTCAGATGTTCGAACGCGCGGAAATTTTTGTTTCGAGTGATCAGACAAACGTCCATATGGTTGCTGAAATGCCGCTAATCGCGGCGACAAATGAATCATATTAGGGAGTGATTCCCCATGAAACTTGTATTTATTCATGAAGAACCAAGAATTATTCCAGGCATTGGACTATTCAAACCCGGTGATAAAGTGGAATTTTCTGATGAACTTTTTAATACGGGGCTATTTAAGAAAGAAACGAAACAGAAAGAAGGTGAAAAATAATGGCATTTGGAGCACTCGCACATATTGGACTCGGAAAAGAATCCACATTCGGCACACCAGTTGCTGCTGTCGATTATCTTCGTTTTGCTTCTGAAGGCATCAATGAAGAGATTGAACAAATCGTTTCGGAACAATTGAACGGAACCATTGATGAAGGACCGAGCTACGAAGGGCTGCACAATATCAGCGGTGACATTTCGTTCGATGTCTATCCGAACGTCATTGGGCATATCCTCCGTTCAGCATTCGGCCCACCAACTACCAGTCAACCCGATGCTTCTAGCAACCCGACCGTTTATCAACATGTTTTTACGCCGACGCAGGTCAATTTTTCAAGTTTATGCGCCGTTGCTTCATATACACTTGAGATCCATCGCGACCTCGAACAAGCTTTCCAATATGCCGGAGCAGTCGTCAATGAACTAACGTTGAATTTCGGCACCGACGACAAAATCATGAAAGCTTCCGCGTCCATTATCGCTAAGTCATTGGCTCTTATCGCCAAAACGACACCGAATTTTGAAACGACCGACCCATTTCTTTGGCATCAAGCGGTCGTCAAAATCAACGACACTGTGACATCCGATTTACAGACGGTCGAATTCGGCGTCAACAACTCCCTTGAAGGATCGGCAACGCTTGACGGGACGAAAACAATCTCGCGAATCTATCGAACCGGGCGGCGGACCTTTCCAGTGAGTATGACATTTGACGTGAAGAACCTTGATGAATTTAACCGTTTCAGGAGTCAGACGGAAGTACCAGTCACAATCGAACTAACGGGCGCGAACATCAGCGGAACATATAACTATAAAATGACCGTCGAATTTCCAAAACTGCGATATACCGCTTTTCCGATCAACGTTGGTGGCGCAGAAACACTCACAGCGCAAGTGGATGGAACCGCTAAGTATGATCCGGCAAAGGCTTATGCAGCAAAAATCACACTCATCAATACGAAGCAATCCTATTAAGCACTCTCATAAATTGGGAGTGCTTTTCTTTATACATAACTTAAAAATTTTTTAGGAGTGATAAGCATGTTCGCTAAGGATAAGCCAACAAAAAGGATCACACTTCCAGGTGATCACTGGGTAGAATTGCAATATCTATCCAAAGGTCAAAAAAATCTTCTACAAGCAGAAATCACCAAGGTTTTTAAGAAGTTCGACCCGAAGCTACTCGATGGCAAAACAAAGGACATCAATATGGAATTCTCGGAGGACTTCGTTGCTAAGATTCAAGAGATTGAATATATGAAACTTCAATGTGCGATCCGTTCATGGAGCGCATCAGAACCCGTCAGCATCGAAGCTATCAAGGAACTCGATGACGAAACATATGACATCATTCTTGATGCCGTCAATGAAATGAACGGTTTAAGCGAGGATGAACAAAAAAACTAAAACAAGCGACCATTCAATCCATCAATGGTCGCGCAATTTACAATGAGTATCTTGAACTTTATTCATATTGCAAGGAATTTAGATGCTTACCTTATGCCGGCGGATGGTTAGATCAGCCGGCTATTATTATTGAGTCTTTTGAAATCATTCAAAATATCATCAACCAATACCAAGCGGAAGAGAGGCGAAAAATGAATGGCAAAGCGTAACTCAGTCGAGATCATATTGTCTGCGCGTGATGAAGCGACGAAACAACTTGAAAAAGCAATACAGAAAACTACGCGTGAATTTTCGTCTCTCAATCGTTCGCTGAAAGGTCTAGGACTTAACTCCACTCAAATTGATGCAATAAATAAGCGCATCAAAGAAGTCAATCCGAACATTTTAGAAAAAGAATTACAGAATGTACGCATAAAGCTTCAGCAACTGGGCTTGTCATCAGAAGAAATCGACAAAGTCACAGAACAAATAAAAAACGCTGAAAATGAAACACAAGAGTTAGCAAAAGAAAATGCTAAAACGGGTTCATCGTTTGATAAACTCGGCAAAATAGGAAAAAAATCATTGAAAATCGTTGCGGGCGCCATAGCGGGTGTCAGTGCAGCGATAGGCGGAGCGATCGGCGCAACCGCTAAGTTCGGCATATCCTTTAACGCCGCTATGGAGCAGTCGCAAATGGCGTGGGAAACGCTACTTGGCGGGGCCAAAGAGGCCAAGCAGATGATTCAAGATTTGCAAAAACTCGGTGCAAAAACTCCGTTCGAATTCGAAGGGCTTGACCAATCCGCAAAATTATTAAAAGCGATGGGATTCAACGCTAAAGACATCATCCCGACTTTGACAACGCTAGGCGATGCCGTTTCCGCGGTTGGTGGCGGTCAAGATATGCTCGAAGGTGTCGCACGCGCCATTGGGCAGATGCAGACGAAAGGCAAAGTCAGTGCAGAAGAGATGATGCAACTCGCCGAGCAGGGTATTCCGGCATGGCAACTGATGGCGAAAAACATGGGCATGTCGACCCAAGAGCTCATGAAGATGTCTAGCCAAGGCAAAATTATGGCGAAAGACGCTATTCCCGCGCTCATTAAAGGGTTAAACGAGGAATTTGGTGGCGCGATGGACAAGCAGTCCAAAACTTGGTCGGGAATGATCTCAACGATTAAAGATAACCTCAAGATGCTCACCGGTCAATTGACACAGCCACTTTTTGATGCAGCGGAAAAATATTTGCCGAAGGTCATCGATAAAATCAATAGTCTATCAGATGCCTTCCAACAAGGCGGATTTAAAGGCGTCTTAAATGAACTTTTACCTCCGGGGTTAGTTGATTTCATCATCACATCTTTTGAGACTATCAAAAACATCATCAGTCAAGTCATACCGATCGCCATTCAGTTAGCCCAGACATGGATCGCTAATTTTCAGGCAATGTGGAATGCCGTCGGACCGATCATCACATTTATTGGACAGCAAATCATGAGCGTTTTTTCGATGATTTTCGCTTGGTGGCAAAAAAATGGTTCTGCATTTCTAGAAAACGTCAAAATCGTGTTTCAGGGTATCTGGTCGGTCATCCAGTTCATCATGCCGGCTATTCTAGCTATCGTTTCAATGGTTTTTCAAAACATAAAGGGTGTCATCCAAGGTGCACTCAATGTCATATCCGGTATTTTCTCGATATTCGCCGGGTTGTTCACCGGAAACTGGAAAAAAATGTGGGATGGTATCAAACAACTATTTAGTGGTGCAATCCAGTTTTTATGGAACCTCATCAACTTGACACTTTTTGGCAGACTCATTAAAGGCGTTGGCGGTTTTGTGAAGGGGTTTGTTTCAGCGATAAAAGGGCTCTGGTCTTCGGTCAAAAGCATTGCATCGAGCATCTATCATAGTTTCATGGGGCCGATCAGATCAATGTTTAGTGCTGCTAGATCAACGTTCAACAGTATATTGTCTGTGGCAAAGTCAATCTTCAATGCCATTAAAACGGTCATAACACATCCTATCACAACCGCAAAAAATACTGTATCGAAAGCCATCGAGAGCATTAAAGGTTTCTTTAGAAATCTGAAAGTCAAAATACCGCTCCCGCACTTTGATTTTAGTATTGCCCATAAAAAAATCGCCGGAATTAAAGTGCCATATCCGAAATTGGATGTGGATTGGTACGATAAAGGCGGTGTTTTCTATGGACCGCAAATTATCGGGGTCGGTGAAAAAAGACCGGAATTCGTTGGAGCACTGGACGATTTGAAGTCGATCATCGGAGACGAACTCAAAAAGTTTATCAATCCGGCACCTACCGTAGCTGTGCCGCAATATGCCGTCATCAACATTGATGGTCGACAAGTCATGAAAGCAACCATCGACTATTTCATTGATGAACAGAATAGAAGGAATATGATCACCAACCGATTCAAGGGGTGATGAGATGATCACATACAACGGAATAGACCTATCAAGCTATCTATCTATCAGTGACGTTCGAGGGCGTGGGGTGATCAACGTCGAAATCAACGACATGACCATCCCTGGGCGCCCTGGATCAGTGTTTGTTTCAAAACATTTGCCAAAAAGAATACTAGAAAACGATTATATTATTGTTGCATCCACTCAAACCGAACTTCGTCAAAAAATCGACGAACTAAACGCGATTCTTGATGTCGACGGTCCGGTGCCCATCGAATATGCCGATGAGCCAGGGAAAACCTACTACGGCATGGCTTATTCTGATGGTCAGAGTCAACAGATTTTATCATATGAAAAAGGAACATTATATTTTGCATGCTTTGACCGTTACAAATATGGACCATCCATCACCCAAACCATCAATGACCCATCGGGTGGCGAGGCAAACCCAATCGTTCTCAATGACGGCACCGCAGAGACCTACCCGGTTTTCATGGCGACTATCCTAAAACCGACAACCTTTTTGCAGATTGTATCGCCGAACGCATACATGCAGGCCGGACAACCCTATGAAGTTGACCAGACGCCTGTGGATGGTGATCTCCCAGTGATGAAAGACGAAATGGGCACACTCACCGGGTGGGGTTCGCCATCAAACGTGGTCGATGGTGTTATACAGGGTTCCTTCCAAACCGACGGCGATCGCTTCCTCGTAACGGATTTTGGCCCGACATATAACGGGTGGGCAGGTCCAGCTCTTAAAAAATCACTGCCGGATCCACTTCAAGATTTCCGAGTTCATGCGCTCATCGACATTACATCGAGCGCGAACGGAACGGGGCGTATAGAGATTTATGGTCTTGATACTGCGAATAACATTGTATTCCGTATGTCCATCGGTGACTTTTCTGCAAAAGCCAAAGACGTGAAGGCATTCTGGGGATTGGGTGCCAGCGCAACCAACGTTTTCACCACATACGGAAAGAAAACTGGGTCACTCAATGACTATTATGGCTCATTGATTATCGAGCGCAAAGGAAAGCGTTGGAAACTGACAACAGCGAAACGAGCGAGCCAAGCGGGTGTGTATCAAGATTTTGTCGAGAAAACGTATATTGACACGAAAAATCAATATACGGCCCCATTGGCACAGATTCAAGTGCATATCGGGGCGCATTTGAAGTACACATCGATTCCAACGATGAGCATCAATCATGTATATGTCTATGATTTGCGCGACCATTCAGAGGATGAGGTACCGTACATTGCCTATCCCGGGGATGAATTATTATTTGACCATAAAAAATCGTGTATTTATTTAAATGGCAACCCGGTCAACTTTTATAAAGATTTTGGCGCATCGTTCTTCCCATTAGCGCCGGGCTATACGGAACTAGCCGTCAACCCGTCTGATGTAGCAACTGTGACTGTAGAATACCAATCACGATGGAAATAGGAGTGATAACATGCCAAGCGGACGACTTTTGCGAGAGACAAATCCTGTACCGGGCGAAAAACCGGGGTTTATACCACAACACGGGGATGGGAACGGGAATTATGTTGAAACAAGCCTAAATAACCCGTTACCAACGAGTGATGCGGTGCTTCAGTCGAAGATTGATGAATTGCAAATAAAAATTGATACGATTCAGGCTGACATCGCAGAATTAAAAACTCTCTTACATTCTTATATAGGAGGTTGATACGATGACAGACATTACACGGATGGCCGCGCGTTCAGGGAAAATCATCAGGTCAAACAATACCATCGTGAATGAAGCTGATGGCATCAATGATGATGGTTCGCGCAATGTTAAACTAACGGGGAGTATCGTTGAACAAGGTAGGGTTAATAATTTTTTAGTTACAGCAGGTTCAAGGACTCTATTTGTCAATTTAAATGTAAAAGATTACACAAGATATACCGTTGAATCAAGAAGTACTATTGCTCATACTTACAGCATTGATGTTGATTTTTCCGTTCCAAGTGGAGCAGTTTTTGGATACAGGGCAACTAAAACTTTTTCTAGTAGTGCTGCTGGGATCATCTTGTCTACTCCCGACTATTTACAAACACCGATTTTAAATTGCTATATCAGAAATAATGATACAGTAGACCATTACTATGACGCTGGTGTCATACTATTTAAATAGATGGAGGTTAGCTTATGGATTTTTATAATATTTTAGACGAAGTGCAGGACGCAAAAGGGCAAACATATATGCCATATGCAGGTAAAATGGACGATGGCACATGGATTGAAGGCACTATATCTATTGACTTTTTAAATGCGAATTTCGGTAATTTTACAACAGCAACAGAAATGAAAAATGCAACTCAAAGTGAAGGGTTGCAACTGTTTTTTGATTGGTTAGTTGAGCAGGGAAAACTTCCCGCTTAATACTCAACTAACGGAGGTCTTATCTTAAAGTAAAGGCAGGTGATACAATGCCAAACTACACCCAACATGCTAGTCAATATATCGGCCAAATCGATGACGAACAACAACAAACCAAGAAAACACCGACCGGGATTCATCTTTTGGATTCAAATGAAAGAATCATCGACGTTTTGACCAACCAAAGTGACAAAATATATTGGGATACCAAGATTACCGAGGATCAGCAGGACAATCTATTGACGCTCGACTTCACGACGCTCGGCACCATCGACTTTTCGGGCGTCAGATTCATAACAGCCCAAGACCAAGACGGCAATCACCGTCTTTTTGTTTTGTCTGATATTGAAAAAGTCCACGACGAAAATGGGTTGATTCAAATCATCCACGCGGACGGCGACCATGTATCGCTCGCACAAGACCAACCCATAGCCCCGACAACGCTTTCGGGGGCAACGGCCGAGACAGCCGCGCAATTTGTTCTTACGAACTCTCGATACAAACTCGGTCAAGTGGATTTTCTCGGAAGTCGTGAAGTGAAGTTTACTGACTTTTTATCACCACTTGCCGCGCTGAATAGGATAGCATCAGATTTTGATGCCGTTCTAAGGTTCCGCGTTGAAATCATCGGCAATACCATTCAGCGTTACGTTGACATTTTGGAACCGATTGATATTTTTTCCGGAAAAGAATTTGTATTCGGCAAAGACATCATCGGGCTGAAACGAAAAGAAAACCGCGCGGACATCGTGACGCGGTTGGTTGGATATGGTCCGGCAGATGAAGATGGGAACTTTGTCACATTTGAAAGCATAAATGACGGAAAAAATTATGTCGAAGATGCAGACGCATATCAGCGATGGAACGATGGCGGCAGACATCGGTATGGCATCTTCCAGTACCAACCTGAAGATACGACAGACGTCACACCGCAAGCGGTATTGGATGCGACCAAAGACGCGCTCAAACGCCGGAATGATGCGGTGGTTGAGTATGAATTAACTGGTGCCGCATTGGAACAGATTGCCGGATATGAACATGAAAAAGTGCGGGTTGGGATGACCATCCGCATTAAAGATACGTACTTCGAGCCCGCGCTCTATCTAGAAGCAGAAGTATTGAGAACGGAGATGCCGGAATACGGCGACCCGAACGGGGAATTCTCATACACGTTCGGAAACTATCGGGAAGTGCAAGTATCTATTCCGGACGACATCAAACGGATCCAGTCGGTATTGATGAAGCAACAGACCCGGTGGACGGTCGCAAAGGACATCGCTGATAATGCTAAGCAGACAGCGGAAACCGCACAGCAGACGGCAGATTCCAAAAACAAAAGCTCATATGGACCAGATCCACCGAGCAATCCGAAGAAAGGCGATATCTGGTTTGTGACGGATGGCACCGATGTCGTCATTGCCATTCGGCATTGGGATGGCACTCAATGGGTAAACGATGTAGATAATGTCGCCGTCCAGCAAGCGATTGATGAAGCTAATCAAGCGGCGGCTAGCGCACAACAAGTGGGGGAGCAAGCCCAACAAACGGCAGACCAAGCGGCACAAGTGGCACAAGCGGCGCAATCCGCGGCTGACGAGGCAACACAAGCGGCAAGTCAAGCGTCCACAGACGCCACAAACGCCATAAATCAAGCGCAGAATGCTGTTGATACAGCTAACCAAATAGCGCAGATGACAGAAGCTCTCCAGTCGCGTATGACTGACGCGGAGAATAATATCTCTGAAATTGCACAAACCACACAAAGCCTGACAACACAAATAAGCGCAAAAGCGGATACTGATTGGGTGACTTCTCAATTCACTCAATTGGCAGATGACATTAATTTACGTGTGTCTAAAGACGACATCATCAATCAGATTAACCTTAGTACCGAAGGCATACTGATTGATGGCCAAAAAATTCATATTACCGGAGAAACCACGATTGACGATGCCGTCATTACGAACGCGATGATTGTAAGTCTTTCTGCCAGTAAATTGACCGCTGGTACGATTGATGCGAGCGTCATCACAGTTAAAAACATCAATGCGTCAAATATCGTGACAGGTACACTTGACGCTTCTAAAGTGACCGTGACGAACATTGACGCGTCAAAAATCAACACAGGTACACTTAACGCTGCTCGAATTGCGGCAGGGTCAATCGACGCAAGTAAACTCAATGTCTCCACGTTGTCCGCTATCAGTGCGAACCTCGGCAACGTGACGGCGGGAACAATAAATGGTGTTACCATAAAAGGTGGGACGATAACATCAAGCGACGCCACCAATGGTACTGTAACGATTCAATCTGGGCAGATTACGAGTACTTCTCCGGGCGACCCTCAAGAAGTAGTCACCAAAAAAGCAATGATAACGAATGGTACTATCGGTATATACAATTATCCAGCGGACATACCAACATCAAATATGCACACAGAGATTAATGTTACGGGAATATCATTTGAAAATGATGTGAGTACCGCTAAAATCCATCTCAATGATACAAAAGGTAATTTAGTGGTGGAAGTAAGTAGTCTAATATCTGAATACGTCACCATTAAACCGATGTTAGTAGCTGATGGATGGGTTGGTACGGACGCCGTCGATTCAAACCCGACAAGTAGTGGATTACACGTTTATATCCGTCCGAAAAGCGGTGGGGAAGTAAGGGCTACCGTAACAGGGACGACAGACAGTTATGCGTCAATGCGTGCTAAAGAGTATAACCCTCCAAACTCTTTACGAGAGATGAAAAAGAATATCGAGGAGTTTACAGATGATGTTTTAGACACCTTTAGGAGTATTAAAACGTATACGTTTAACTATAACTTTGAAGAAGACGTCGCGAAAAAGACGCTCGGATTGATGCTAGACGAAGCACCCGAGATTATCTGGAACGCATCTGGTGACTCGATTGACATGTACTCATCGATTGGGTATCTATATACGGGCGTAAAACAAACGGTATCTGTCCTAGACAACCATGAGTCCCGTCTTTCTGACTTATTAACACGAGTAGAAAACCTTGAAAGGATGGTAAGCGCATGAACATTAAAAATCCACAATACGTTATCAACTCCCTTTCCAACCAAATTGCGTCCCTAGCCCAAGAAAAAGCGTTGCGAGACGCTATCATCACGGAGCAACAACAAGAGATTCAAGAATTAAAAAAGCAAATTGAAACATTGAAGTCAGAGAAGTCCAAGAAATAGGGCTTTTTTAGTTTGGATTAAAAGGCGGTGTACAAATGACAATAGAAGCAGGAATCATCATCGCGGTAGCTGGGCTTTTGCTCAGCTATCTTTCTTATCAGCTAGCAAGAACGAAAGAGATTAAATCAGACGGGCAGGAGTCGGCCGAGTTAAAAGCGGAATTGGGTTACATCCGGAAGGGGGTTGATGATATTCGGATTGATCTAAAGGCGAATGAGAAACAGATGGTTGCGCTCGGTGAACGCATAACTCGAGTGGAGGAATCCGCGAAGTCCGCTCATCGGCGGCTGGATATTCTTGAGAAGGGAGTTGAGTAAAATGGCATATCTGAAAGGTATCGACGTATCGCACCATCAAGGTGCCATCAATTGGTCAAAAGTTGATGACGACATCAAATTTGCTCTCATCAAAGCAACCGAGGGAAAGACGTATGTAGATCCGAATTTCCACGCCAACTATTCTGGTGCAAAATCTAGCGGCAGGAAGGTTGGGGCATATCATTTTGCACGATTTTCAAATGTGAAAGATGCCCAAGCCGAAGCACTTCACTTCTTGTCAGTCGTCGACGACTATGAACTTGATTTTCATATTCTCGACCTCGAAGTTGGCACCGGCGATTTGACTAACGCGGCAAATGCATTCTTTGAAATCCTCCGCGAACACAAGCGCGGCGGACTTTTTCTTTACACCAACCCATCTTTTTCGAAGAACCATCTGAAAAAAGATGTTGTGGCCAACGACGTGCAGCTATGGATCGCCCACTATGGCGTGGACAAACCAACCGTTCTCTATTGGCCGGATTGGGCAATGTGGCAATATACGAGTTCTGGCAAGGTTTCCGGCATTAGTGGCAGTGTTGATATGGATTACGCAAAACCGGAGCTTTTCGCAGATACAAAGTCCGCAACAAAATCGGCAAGCAAATCAAAAGCTAAGACGACATCAAAAAATGATGG